CTCCGTGATGTAACCGTCGTTGTAGACCCCCGTGTTGTGCATGTTCTGCTGAGTGACCACACGGATGAAGTCGCCGGGGGCCAGCGCGTTGCCGTAAGGCGTGGTCTTGAAGCTGATCGTGTGGGTGATGTTCCGGCGCACGCTCAGGAAATACTTGGCGACGAGGGCAGCGTGCTCGTAACTGGTGATGTGGCTGAAATCAAATTCCTCGATCGGCGCGTTCTGCCATAACGCATCATTGTTGTAGGAGGCGAGGACGGTCCGCTCTTCTGGGAAGCGGTTGGGGTACTCAGAGCGGTAGCGCAGAGCCACCTTCATAGGTTTGCGCTCCTCGGCGTTCAGGTAGTTCAGCTCGAAGGAGTCTTCGATGATGTTGCCGTCGGTAAACAGTGCCTTGATGGTCAACGAGGGGGTGACCGGGAACTGCGGCATCATCAAGTACGTTGCCGGGTCGTAGGGAAGCGCCGGCTCTAACGCTAGGAGACCGTTACGGGTCACCATGTTGCACAGCATGGTTGGAGCAATACTGGCGATAAAGTCCCTGATGTTTGTTGGCTCGACGATGACGTCGTCGTAGTAGAGCTTGTTTGCTTTGAGGAACGAGGCGGTTGTGGCGAACGAGCCCAGGTCGATCTGGTCCTTGCTAATGAGCTCCCCGAGGCCGGCCTGTTTGTTGGTCAGTAGGTAGTAGACGAGGTCGCTGAAGATGTTGGAGGAATCGGTCGCGGCGTAGCTGATAATGTTGCCTTGGGCGGAGCGCTCGTGACGCTCCACGAGGATGCCGTTTTTCTGGTAGACGTGCAGTTGCTCGAGGCCCGAGAGATTGCGTGAGCTACGGACCTTGAGACCAGCCATGGCGCAGCCGGTGTAGGTGGCGTTCTTGCCGGGGTCGATGCTTTCGTTGACGTAAACGATCTCGTGTTCGGCAGCGCTGTCGCAGCTGCGAGTGATCAAACCGCCATAGTGAGAAACCTCCGAGATGGCGGTGTTTCCCTCAAAAATCCGTTCGGCATCGTCGATATTGGTTTGCTTGTCAGCCTTCTTGCTGTTCAGACGAAAGGTGTAAGTGATCCGGCTGCCATCGAATAGCGTCTTGTTGACTTGGTACTCAGTGCCGTCCTTCCACTTTCCACTCGTCACCACAGGTGAGATGTTGATTGGCTGGATTTCTTGAATTATCCACCAGATATCACGGTCGTTGTTGTATGGGCCTAGAAGACGTTCGGCGCGGAGTTTCATCCGCAGCTGCATCTGTGTGGAGTCGGGTCCGCTTAACGTGAAGAGTGCGGCCTCAGCGTCCGTGAAGTCGTAGTCCCCACCCACGGCGACGGGAGGGTTGATTGGGGGGACGTTGGGATAGGAGCCCTCCGAGGCATTGGGGTCGGGGTCCTTGTTGATGGCTTTTGAGATGCCGTTGCTGATCTGTTTTTCGTTGGCGGCGACTCCGCCGACCTCCGCCTTGACCAATGTCACGACGAATGTGGTGGTCGTGGTTGTGTTGGGATTGCTGCGGCGGCCGTTCACCATTTGGGGGCTGATGGCTACGTCTCCGATCCGCTCCTCAATTCCCTTTGTGTAGAGGGTGAATTGTTGCTTGTTTAACAGGGCGTGGGCAGTGACGAAGTTCTCCTTGGTGTCGAGGCGGAGGAAATTGCCGTTGGACCCGATGATCTGCACCACCTCTCCTGAGGACAGTGGGCGTAGGCGGAATTCCCACTGGGCAAGAGGGTGGCCAATACGGAGGTAGTTGAAGGCGTCGCGGGGGGAGTTGCCGCGGACCGCGAGGGGGATCTGGTTGATTCGGGTCCATGCGGCGTTGGGGCCCGAATAGGCGGGGCGGACGTACAGAGAGAAGAAGCTGTACCGCATCCCGTATGCCTGCACAGCGCCGGCCTGTACCTGGATGTTGCGGTCGTCGAGGTCAGATAGCTTTGCGGGACCAGGCAACGAGATGAAGTTGGCTAGGCCGTTAAACCGCATCCATACCTGCGAGCGGATGCCGATCTCGGTGTAGCTGCACTGGCGGATGTTCTGGAAGGATGCGATGTCTTGCTGGCATAGCGGGAACCAGGCAGAGCCGATGTCTACGCGGGGACCGTTGATGTTCTCAGGCAGCGCTTTTTCGTTGAAGACGTAGGTGGGGTTGACCAGGCCGATTGAGCCATTGGCTGCGTCATAAACCTCCTCGCACTGCAGCGTCACTGTGATGTCTGCTGATCCGTTGCGGTTGAAGACCGGGACGTTTCGACCTATGACTCGGAACAGGCAGTTGCCGATGACGAACTTTTCGTTCTCGCGCAGGAGGTCGTCGTATTGCTCTAACTCGCCACTGATGTCGGAGCGAATCCCCTCGTTGTCGACGGCACCTTTGCGGTAGCGGTCAGCTCCCTGATTAAATTGCTGTGATTCGAGCTCGGTCTTGTCTAGCTTCGTTCCGCCAAAACGGAGCTCGATTTGGTCTCCGACGGACACCTTGTCGACCCGCCATCCGTTGTTGCCTGTGACCCCGTCGGCCGTTTCGATGTTCCCGACCTTGGGGATGTAGCGGAGAATGCCGACGCGACGGGGATAGTTTCTGCCGGTGCCGTCCATCGCGTAGTTACCCGCGACCTGGAGACGGCGTGCGTTTGCATCCTTTTTGGCTTCCTCCTCGTAATCGGCTAAACGTGAGGCGATCTGCCAGTTGACGCGGTATGGCGTGCCATTGGGAATCACGTTATACGTGCCGAATCGCTGCTGCGTGCTTGGCGAGTAGGTATGCGAAAACGCCTCGCTGTCACCGCCAGCAAAGGTCGGGGCGAAGAACACGTTGACCTGGGGCGTGTTGATGCTCTTGAACTCGCCATGGCGATAATGGTCGCCATACAGCCTGCTTTCGGCGCTGTAGCCGATACCGTTTGCGTTGGGCTCACCGCCTTGGTAGTAGTACCAGGAGAAGTCCTGATTGCTCAGGGAGTCGAGGGGGGATTGTCCGATGAAGAGACCCGCGAGGTCGGCGGCTTTTTCGGCAGGGTTACTCTTGTCGAAGGCACGCGACATGCGCCCTTGGCCTACGAGGAATACCAAGTCGGCTGACTGGTAGTTGCCCCAGCTGAATAGACGTGACCAGACCAGCTTGGGGCTGATCATGACGCCGCCGGTGAAGGCGCCGGTTCCTCGGTTCAGAGATTGCTCAAAAACCTGCTTGGTAAAAACAATCGGGATTGTTTCGCCGTAACGGGAAATGTCTTGGCCGCCTTGGAAGCCGTAGGTCGGGGCATAGCGATCACGCCCGGTGATGCTGTCAAGCTGGCGGTTGCGGATGCGAGCTTGGTTGGCTTGACTTGGTTTTGGGGTAAGTAGATAGCTGGCGGCTGTAAGAACAACACCGACAACAATGCTGCTAATAATCGCGGTCGTGGTTGCCGATTTGGCCGCAGTTGCAGCAAGATAGGTAACAGTAGCGATTGTTTCAATACCCGTTGCATAAATCTCTGGGATATGTGCATACTCTTCTGGGCGTTCGATTACGCGCCATAGAGCTTCTTTCTTTAGGGCAATATATTCGTCTTCGGTAAAACCGAGTGTTTCGGCTAGTTGTTTTTCATACGGTAAGAGCGGCAGTCTTGTACGGCGCACAAAGGGGACCAAGCTACTTTCTGCAGCTCCCCGTTCACGTACAGAATCCCGTCTTGCCATACGACTGCAAATCCCCAGCCTGCTTGGTTAAGCAGCACCACGTCACCATCGTACTCAGGCTGAGCAACTCGCTCCCCCCATCGGTTAATGGCGCGCAGCACGGTTCTGACGTCTGCGCTGTACCAGGATTCCTGGAAGACAGGAGTTGATATGTCTAGGCGGGCCAGCACTGTGTAGACCAAATGGATGCAGTCGATTGCGCCATCGCTGCCATCTGCGCCAAGGCGGTACGGCTTGCCAACGAGGTCACTGCAGTCGCACATTGGCGGTGGTGGGCAGTGGACCGAAGAGATCTTCCGTAAGCCGTCGACGAGGGACGTCGGCCCCGACGGCGTCGAGGATGTTGCCCAGCTCGAGCTCAATCGTGGGACCGGAGAAGATGCCGCCGACGACCATGCCGGTGTAGCTGCTCAATGATCGGAATTTGGTGCGGTCGTCTGGGTCAAACAGCATGGTCTCGACTTCGACGCGCCATCCGGCCTGGTTAAGGATCTTGGCGGCAATCGTCTGCGTCAGGCCGTTGTTCGGGAAAATCAGGTTGGTGGATTGGTTGTCGCCGTTGCGGTTGACCGTGACCCCCGTAAACCCGAAAGGCAAGGCTGAGCCGTAAGACACGCCGTTGTACTTGAAGTCCCCGTCGGTGAAGAAGTTTTGGTGGAGGTACGGCGTTGTGTTCTGGTAGATGAATCGAGCGAGGTGGCCGTAGGCGATCTGGTCACTGAACTCGGTGGTGGTGTTGACGGTCATCAGATTCCGAGGCGGCTACGAGTGGATTGGGATTGCTTGAGGCGGCGGATGGTGGCTTGCTCGCCGCGTTGGGCGCCCTGTGCCGCGGCTTGCTGCATTCCGGCGCGGAACTGATCGGCCGTGACGTAATCGACTGAGTTGATGCGCTCGACCGTGTAGCGCACGTCAATGGTGGCTGTTGCGGCACTGCTGACTTCGTTGCCGATGCTCGATGTGTCGTTGCCCGCTGGGATGACGGCCGCGCCTCGAGCGCCTGCGCCGTAGCGACGCATGGATTCGCGCATCTTGCCGGCGGGGATGATGTACTCCGCTTGGCCTCCCTCTCCCACCAGGCCGAGGGTTGGGCGGGTGGCCATTCCACCGTCGGCGAATGCCTCGAAGCCGCCAGGTATGTAGCCACCTTGAGCAAACCCCAAGCCCTTGGACAGGAACGTCAAGATGCCGCCAGCATCGTCACCGGCACCCCCGGCCAGTCCTTTTAACGCTGAACCAATGGCGTAGAAGATCAGCATCTTGCCAACGGCTTTCAGCAGATCAGCAGCGAGGTTTTGCAGTGACTTTCCTAGGTCTTCAGTGCTCGTCGTGATCAAGTCGAGGCCCTGGCTGATACCTCCCACCAACTCCGTCGTGATGCTGGAGAAGATTTCCTTCTGCTTGGTGACGAGTTGTTCCTGGGCGGTGATTCGTTGGTTGATCTCGTCGTACACCTTCGCGCTTGCAAGCAGCTGTTGCGCTCGCTCGCCCTCGAGGGGGATCTGTTGGCGAAGCAGGTCGTTGTAGACCTGCTGATACTTTGTGACCTCCCCGGTCTGGTTGCCCAGTGCTTGGTAGCGCTCCTCTAAGTCCGCAAAGTCGGTGTTGAGCTGCTGCAGGATCGAGCTGGTCCCGGCGGCGGCTTCGGCTTCTGCAGTTACTTGGGGGAGAGAGTCGATGTAATACTGCAACAGCTTTTTGACCTGCTCGGCGTTTGCTCCCTTTGCTTGATCGCGAAGTTGACCCAGCTGCTCAATAAGGGTCTGTAGTGCGCCGTTCTGCGAGACTTTCTCTTGACTGAGGGCTCCGAGGCCGGTGTTGGTGATCGCTTGCCACACGGCGTTGGCGTCCGTCTTGGCCTTGTCCAGAGGCTGTTTGAACGTCTTCTCGAGGGAGGTCTTCAGTGTCTCGAGGTTGCCGGCGCTGATCAGACCGTTCAGCTCAAGGCGCGCGGCCTCTAATGAGTCCAGGAGTTGCTTGGCCTGGGCATTGACGTTGTCGATGCCGGAGGTCGCGACGCCGACACCACCGCCAATTCCGGTGGAGTTGAACTTGAGCGCTCCGGGCGGTTTGATGTTTTGAACTCGGTCGCGTTCTTTGAGGACGGCGTCGTATGTGGCCCGAGCTGTTGCCCGTAGGGTTTGAGG